CTGTCACCGTGCTTTCTATCAAAGTACCATCTGTGGCAACCTCTAAAAAGTACCCTGATCCAGTTTTGGAGAGGTCGGAGGCTTCTTTGTTGCCGAGGCCGTAGCCACGCAGGTTAGTTGTGCCTTTTAGGTAGGTTGCTGTTATGCTGTTGTTGCCAAAGGTAGCGGTGTTTGAGCCGTTGCCTGTGGCTTGTGAGCCTATTACAATTTCGTTTGTCGAAATAGTATCTTTTGCCCAAGCCGCTTGGCCGAGAAATACACCATTAAAAAATTCTAAGGTTTTTTGCGTTGGTGTGCCATCGCTAACAAAGCCAGCCTCTTTACCAATCAATACATTATCATCGCCATTTAACTTTCTACCAGCCTGCCTACCAATAACGGTATTTTGTTGGCCGTATAGGCTATATCTCATTCCCTCAGCTCCAACAACAGTATTGCTTCCCCCGGATGCTAATTGCTGTAAAGTTGTATTGCCTAAAATTGTTTGATTAAAGTCAATAATTGTATTGTTGTTGTAAGGCAAAACAAGGTTTCCGCTTTGATAATACCCATCCGTCAAATTGTCAATACTATTAGCCTGCGCCTCCCACTTACCAGAAGTTGCATCATACAACATGATGCTACCTGTAGCCTCGCCTGTAGTGTCAACATCTTGCAAATCCGCAAGCATTACACTTGTTAGTCCGACTTGATCCTCAAAACTTACTTGCTGACCGCCAAGCGCAATTGTAAACACGCGCCCGGTACTATCTATGCTCAAAGTATTGTCCTGTGCCTCCCATGTGCTTGTAGCCGAATTATAAGCCAGTACATATCCATCAGCTTTTCCGGTAGTGTCCACATCAGTAAGCGACCCCAAGTCCGATGCACCGCCACCTGTCCCCGATGCAGCAATAGTTAACGTTCCTGCACCATCATTGTAGGTTAGGGTAACGTTTGTGCCAGCAACAAGCATATTAGCAACAGCATCTTGGATGCCCTCGGTAAGGTTGACCGTGTTTCCGTTGCTGATTGAAAGGTTGCCTGTGGCAGGATCAAACGTCAATGTTTGTTCATCAGTATTTCCAGCACTTGCTGTAGCCGACAATGTCAAAGTAGTATCCGCTTCATTGTAAGCTATTGTTACCCCTGTTCCGGCCACCAACTTTGTGTACCTGGCCGTGCTGTCATTCTTTGTTACCACAATCATGTTTGCCAAAGGTGACTTTTCAAGCATATTAAGCCTTACCCTTGTTTGAGCTGTAGCGGCAATTGAAAGCGATCCAAAAAGCAATAAGAATGCTATTTTCTTTATCATGGTTTGAAAACTTTTATATGCACTGAATTATTATCGAGTGTCCAATTGAAAGTAATGGTTGAGCCGGAAATCGAATACCCTTCAATCTGATATACGCCATCTACAAAAAGCATGATCCGGTCACTACCTTGTACAAGTGTAGTCAGTTTAGAGGATAGCGTTACCGTTGTACCATTCACGTCCTGCCAGTTCTGTACAAAAACTTTTGGGCTATCTACAAAGAACTGGACTTGTACAGAGTTGCTATCTAATGTAGTATTGAAGTAGATGTAGTCAGATTGCACCGTGTACCCGCTTGCTTGGTGAATACCATCTATGAAGATATTGAGCTGACTTGATCTCGATGGCAATGCACCACCCCCAACGCTGACCTGTACAAAGTTAGTCGAGACCGATGCGAAGTTCTCTTTGTAGAATTGCATTGCAGCACCTGATCCTGTGTCGCAGCACTCTGCACTTGTTTGCTCATTCGTGATCAAAAACCTAACCTGTACATCGTTATCCTCGAGCGACCAAGTGAATTTTATTTGCGATCCATCCACGTACCATCCCGATGACTGGTGAACACCGTTGACATAGACAAAAATGTGTGAGATTGTATCGGGCAAGATGCCGCCGTTCACGGTAATAGTTACACTTGTCCCGCTTACATCTGTGAAGCTTTCGCTATACCATTTCTCTTTTATTTTTGTCATTTCCGAAGTGTTCAGAGCAAGCTCTTTTGTGCTGTACAAAATTATAGAATCCGGAGTGAATCCGGGTTCATTGATAGTTACTTGTTCAACAACTATACCCGTATCACCTGCAAGTACATCTCTGACCGCTCTAAATTCCTGAACGTTGCCAGTTGTCGGATCAAGTATTGTAAAGTAATCGCCTTCATTGATTAGTCCATCTTGATCAATTCCGGCAATCGGTATAAAATCAAGTGTCGTGCCTGTGTTTACGCGCTCACCTGCAAGCCTGCTGATGATGTCAATATTGACAAAAGGATTGGATGGCTCAATGTATCTTCCCAGCGGATTGCGTGGCACACCGCGCAAAGGCGTGTCTGGGTCAAAGCTGTTCACCGGACTTATTGCAATATCATTGGGATCGCCTACAAAGTCGCGTTTGTCGCTTGGTGTTCCTGACAGTGTGTTGGCCGTTTCAATACTAAACCATTCCCCGTTCCATTGGTTAAGTCGAGCCTGAAAACTACCTCCGTTAAAGACGTAGTGATTGCCGGACGGGTCTTTTATAGTGTAGTGCATTTCGTACGTGCCTATAAAAGTGCCTGTAATCTTTTCAACAGGCTTGATTTGTCCGCTTATGATCTCGTTGATTAGTAGCTGCGAAATCTCTACCGGATCACCTATGTTTTTTCTTCTCCATCCATCGCTAACCTCCCAGGTCGTACCATTGTAAACCTCAATTGCGCCGTAGCTATTGCGTGTAGGGCCATCTCCAAAGATCGTTTCAAACTCAATCACATCGGAATTGCCTTGAATAGTATTCGTAACCTCGTAGCGCGTTATGTTTGTGTCTCCGTCAACAGTTCCCAGGGTCAGCACTACCACATCGGCATCGGCAATATCGTAACCCGTTGGCGGATCAATCAAAGGCGGTACAGTTCCATCGGTCAGATAGATATTGACATATTGAAATTCGACAGTCAAATCGCCATCCTGCTGAATTGGTGGTGTAATGAAGTCAAACGGGAAAACTATCGGCGTACTTGGATTGGAAGTGGTGATCAGCGGAGTAAAGAACTCAAACCATTCCGGGAATGAAGTCCAAAACATTTCCTCGTAGATGATTACCCCATTACTGTCTATTCTCGCCGTGCGTTTAAGGTAGAGATTACCAATTTTGATCTTTAATCGGAACTTTTGGTAGTGGCCTCGGTAAGTTGAAGCCGTATAACTTGAAAAGGTAGTAATTACCGATGTGAATTGCAGTCTCGAGGTTGCGCCTAAACTGTCAATATCCTCGACTGTTCCCTCTTGCTCGGTAAAGGATAGCCGCTTGACCAGGTTCTTTGTAGAATAATGCTTGTAGTCACAAATAACAGACCGAAGCGGAGGAAACCATTCAATATCCCCAGCGTTCATTTTCAGGTCAGTTGCACCTGTTACGTTCCAAGTGCTGAAAGGGCTTCTGCCTGTTACCGTTTGCGTTGTCTTTGTGCCTGTCTTTGTGTAGTTGCTAAAGGTTCGTATCTCGCTTTTGAACTCATTAACCTGCCATAACCACCACGAACCATCAGACAAAAACAGCCTTGCGCCAAGCATCTTTACAATTTCCTCAAGAACCCGAAAAGCATTGTTATAACTCACCTGGCCGGACTTGTCCACCTTGATCAAAGCAAGATGATTAAGCCTTGCAAGGTCAAGAATGTTTTGCGTAGGGTCATATCCCAAAGTGTTTTCTGACCAAGTCACCAAAGACTTGAAAAAGACATCGGAATTACCGTATAGGTCATCCACGCCAAGTTTTTGAAGGACATTGTATAGGTGCTGTCTTATTGTCTGCTTGCCTTCATAGCTTACTCCGTCATTGTTGTACTCAATGCTCGAGATCCGGCCAAGCCCATCTATTGCCCGGACTTCCAAAGATCGCAATGGAATGCTCTTTGTAATGCGATCTACAAGTACAATGCCTGTCCAGTACAGTGCTTCGTTTTTAAATACCTTTAGCTTAAACCGATCTTCGTCACCGCTCTGTACCATGTCGTTTATGAAGCTCTCGACATTAGCGCGGATTGCGTCTGTAACGGATATTTTGAAGGTAAGCTGGGAGGCAAAGATAGCATTGAAGCGTTGACCTTCTCCGCGTGCGCTCCAGGTTAATGTAAACCCATCCGGGCCAAGTGTATTAAAAGGAATTACAGCTGCGGAATAGTCCGCGTCCAAAAGCTGCAATTTATAGACATCAGCAGTATTGATAGTGTCAATTTCCGTCTCAAATCTTACTGCCATTTCGTTATGTTAAAACGGCTGAACTCTCGATGAATCAGCCTGTGATCTTTCTAATACTAACTCCAAGTCTCGCCCGGCTACTCTAAAAGTACCAACTACTTGATTATTGCCTCCAAGATACTGCTTTAGCTTGCTCAAAGGTGCAATCACCTCTGGGTCTGCTCCAGCTCCTCTGTTATCCCCGACAACCGCAAGGGTAGGTGAGAAAGCAAGTCCACCTTGCGCAAGTGCGGGAATTTTAAGTGCAGATATTGCGGTTGAGTAAATTCCTTGGATCAAAGCACCTCCGGCAAGTGCAGCAACAGCTCCAAAAATTCCGTATTTAGCAAACGCCTTACTCACATAGATTGCGATAGCTTCGTTTAGTTTTGCGCGGACTACCTGTGCGGCTCCAGCAAGTGCAGCCTTACCAAGTTTTTTGAAGGACTGTTCGCCGCTTGTAGCAGCATCGTACATAGCCCTGGCAGCTCCAGCCAACACCGATTGCATACCAGTCATGGTCTCGTTAACACCTTGTGAAATATCGAGCATTTTTGGCAGCTCTGCATTGACGTTAACCAAGCTATCTGCCCAATCCCGCATCCCTTGTGTGCTAAACTCTACACTTTGCGTCAGCAGGTCAATTTGAGTGCGGATTTCCTCAATGTTTCCGCTATTGCTAAAACTTGATCCTGCAGCACCTAAAGCAGCTACCGTTACGTCATCAGGTCGCGTTGGCGCAACTTCTCCATTGCCGCTAAGGTTTAAGGCAGGTATATCGGATTGAACACTTGATGTAGCTAAATTCTTTACTTTATCAGCAAGCTCATCAAATTCCTTTGTATCTATTTTTTTATTAAACCCTTCCGCAAATCCCCTATTCCATTCTTCACCAATTTTGGCAAAAGATACTCCCTCTTCTTGAAATACCGCTAAAGCTTCTTGAAATCTACCCTGAATAACGAGGCCCCAAATATTACCGACTTTTTGAACCTCCTTTATGAATCCGTCTGCAAAAGATTTAAAAGCGTATCCTATCGCAGTAATTGTTCCTCGAAAAGTTGCTGATGTATTGTAAAAAGCAATGAAAGCTGCGGCCAACAACCCCAATGCTGTTACCGCAATACCAATCGGACTTGAAATCGCGGCAAGCGCAAGCGAAAAACCCCTAACGGCAACCAAAATAGGCCCTATTGCGGCCAAAACAGCGGCTATTTGTATAACAGTTTTTTGCATCTCGGGAGACAAAGCCTTAAACCTGTCAACCAAACCAAGTATGAATTTTTCAAGCCGTTCGGCTAAATTTGACAAGTTAAAGGTTCTAACAATTGCCTCGCCAAAAGCAACTAAAGCCTGTTGTGTTGCACCTTTAACATTTTCAAAACTATTAGCTAAACCGCCTAAATCGCCTTGCAATTCAGGCAAAGTCCCAAGCGCATTAACCAGCCTTTTATTAAATTCCTCTGCAGTTACTCCTGCATCCCTAATTGCTTCAATATTTCGTGTCCCAAATGCTTTTTCGAGCGCGTTACCGATCAGAGGTATGTTTTCTTGAATGATCCCAAAATCTTCCTGCAGAATGCGATTTTTGGAAATCATCTGGGTGAGCTGATAAACAACCCTTTCCAGGTTTTCAGCACCTCCACCTGATGCAGCGATAGCAAGTCCAAAAGTCTCTAAACTCTTTCTTGCATCATCAGCGGTAAGCCCAACGGCTTGAAGCCTTACCGAACCCCTAACAGCTTCCTCAAATCCCAAGCCAGGCAATCGTGCGCTTTCTCGAAGCTTTGCAAACTCCTTGTCTGCTTCTTCGGCTGATCCGGAAACCGCAATTAAGGCTTTCTCAAGCTGTTCAAATTTAGCAAAGGAAGCAACAGCAGCAGCACCGACTCCGGCAATAGGGAGAGTAAGCGACCTTGTTAGGTTGCTACCAATCTCTCCCATTTTTTTAACGGATTTTTTTAGCGAGTTTTCGGAATCCTTTAAACTCTTTTCGAGCTTATAGGTATCCGCGCCAATCCGTATGGTTATTTCCGATGCCTTAGCCATTACTTTGCTTTTCCTTCCCGAAACTCTTGCAGGTACTTATTGTCCAGCTTTTCAAATATCGCTTTGCGTTCTTCGGGTGTTAATTCCTCTAATCTTCGCTGCTTTGGCTTATCCTCTTTTTTGTCATCCCAAATTAGCGGAATTAACTCCTGTGGTTCTTTTCTGTGCTTACCCTCTACATTTGCGTTGTATATGATACTGTAAATTAGTCTTGACCTTTGCCAGTCGTTTTGCAGGATTAAATCCTGCTCTTTATGCTTGCCTTCGGTCATGTAACTTAACTCGGTTGGGATTAGCTCGTACAATTGACCTGGTTGAAGTTGCAAATAACCTAATCCAACTTGCAAAACATCCTCCCAGGTCAGTTCCCGTTTCCCTTCTCTGTTTCTTCCTGTTTATTACCTGACAACTGTTTACTGAATATCTCAATCGCTTCGGTAATGTGGCTAAAATCAAGGTTTTCCTCCAGCCATTTTGCGTCTGGCGCTTTCTGATCCAGCTTTTTGCAACCTGCCTCAATCGCATCGCCTATAAAAGCAAGCATTTGCGAGGTAGGCATCTCTGTCATAAATTTTTCAATCTCCACAAACCTTTTTAAGCCCAGCTTTGCCATGTGTTTGGTAATCACTTGGTAGCTGAACCGTAGCGGGTAAACTTCGTTGTCAATTTTCAAATAGTCAATCATCTAATAGTTTCATTTTAGGATTAAAGAGAAATTAGAGAATAATTAGAGTTCAATTAGGTCACTATCTCAATAGTTGGTGCGCCATCAATTGCGAAAGTCGCAGAGAAAGACGCATTTTCGTTTACAGTAGCATTCACACTAAAGTTAGTGCAAACAAGGGTAAAATTGTAACGGTAGTCACCTGTTACCTCGGTTGAACACTTGGCAGTCAACGAAGTACCGTTTGCGAGCGCGTTGAACAGTACATCGTGCGTGTTAGCTGCTCCGTCCTCGGAAAATAGCGCTGAAACTGTTACTGTGCCGGACTTCTGACCTAATTGCACATTCCTCCAGCTTGCACCTGCATTATCTTTGTGAACGATCTCGACTTCCGCTGCAGAAAGGTCAATTGTGCATTCCGTAGAATAAGCCACAACTGACCCCCCCAAGTAAAGTCGAAACTTTTCGCCCTTAATTACACCTACACTTGGCATGATTTATCAATTTTGTTTGTGAATATGAAACTCGTAATCCTGTGTTCTGTAAAAGATAGCCATCTCCATATCTGCATCCCCACTTGCATCGTTTAAAAACCTTGTCTGCTGAATAGTTAAGGTCAGATATGTTCCGGTATAACCATCTAATGCAGCCCTAACATAACTTGCAAGATTAGATGCATCAACTATCTTGCGCGTGTACATATCTATTTGAACTTGTACAATATCCTGCACCGACTTTGTACTATAGTCCTTTGTGCCAGTCGGCTCTGTGTTTGTTATCGTGTAAACCATGAAAGGGAAAGCAACATCTTGTGGTGGCATATCTTGGTAAATGCGATTACCTACAATGGTAGCCACATTTGCGTTGTTTGACAACTGATAATATACCACCTTTCCAATCATAGCCTTCCTTTTATCTTGTACTTTTGAACATCTTTTTGAATCTCGATATTAAAAATCTGAACTACTTGCGATCTGGTAGCATTTAATGCAGCATCCATAACTCTTTTCCTAAATGCCTTTGCGCTTCCGAATACCATGTGCGCGTAATAGCCATCTACTTTAGTTTTTACAAATCCAAATTTACCACCAGCCCTTGCTGCTGCTGTGTCAAATTTTGGCCCTACATAAACCGCTGCTTTTGCTCTTTTTAATGCAAGTATTTGCATTGCCTTGCGCAAATGGCCTTTATTGTATGTCGCTTTTACCTTGCCTTCGCCTTTAGCCTTTTTCTTTCCTACCCTTTTTTCGTAACGGTAATGGATTTTTTTTCCTACAGGCGTAAGCTGTTTAACAGCATCCCTTACAGGCCTTGCTGCTTTCCTTGCGGCAACTTGAATCCTTTTATTTTTTAAATAGGGTGGCAGTCCGTTTAATGCTTTTGTGACATCCCGAACCTGCTTGTTAAGTATCGCCTGATCGTTAACCGAAAATATTCCCATCCGCTTCTAAGTCAAGTAATGTATATCTCTTATGCGGATCATGAATAACCGCCAAAATAGCGTATTCCGTTGACCCATTCTTTGCTCTCATTTTGGTAGTGATTGCGCTATTGTAACGCAATCGGCACTGTGCTGCTGTCTTTGATGCAAGCTTTCCGGCCTGTTCTTCTTCTCGGCTGCTTACTATTGCAAGGTCAATCAAGCCCCAGAAAGTACCTAAAGTTGACCAGCTTGTAATATCGCTATTCCCAAAAGCCGTAGCCGTGTAAACAGGCTGCAAAATTGCAACTCGATGCCTTAGTGTCCCGATTAGCTCGCCTTTCAAGTCCATTGATAAATCCTATATGGGTTTAACAATAGCTCGCTTGTCCTCGGGATGATAAACCCTGTGCTTTGGCCTTGCGACAACCTGTCCTCCCTTCTTTCGTACCAATCACCAATCATCAGTTTTGCAGCTTGAAGGATTGATGCAGGTATTTCCGCAACTGTAGCGTATCCGGCCTGATAGATGATTTTTACACCATTAATCCGGCCATCAGCAAGTGGCCAGACAACCCCAATCCTGGGAGCAAGTCGCGCCATGATACTCGTGTTATCTAAAAGGTAGTCAGTCGCGCCAATTGTAGTCAATGTATCGGTTTCAACATCTTCGTAATACTGCACACTTGTAATGCTTGCAACTCGATTGACAGATAGCAGGAACTCCGCGTTAGGCCTCTGCACTGTGCTGTCCGGGAAAGCGTCAAAGTATTCGTGTACAGTCTTAAGCGTTAATGCCAAGTTAGTGTACTTCTCTATCTTTTCGCGTGCAGCATGAATCAACGCAGTGATCAGGGCATCGTCATCCGATACCTCTACACGCAGATGCGATTTTGCATCTGCAAGGCTTAGAATTAATGCCCCGGAATCACTTGCGATTGAAAAAGCCATTTATTTACCCCTTTTAGGTGTTTTTGTATGTGGAATTACCTTGATTTCTGCTGCTTGCTCGACTTGTTCAGCCAAGCCCTTTGCGATCCATTCCTTTGCAATCTCAACGGGAAGATACACTCTTTCTCCGCTGTTGAATGTCAGGTGCTTTGGACCAGCAACAGAATGCAAGATAATCACCTCGATCGCTTCAATTTTAGCCATTTTTTAGCTGTTTAGGAAGACTTTGATCGCAGATGTGTTCAACAACTTGCCATCAAAGTGTCCGTAAAGCAAAAATCCAGTTGTCAGGCTATCAGCGTAACGCTCGTTCAAGCGCAGAAGCGTCTGCGTTCCAACTTTACGGATAATGTACTTTGACCAGTCACCAAAGGCGATAGGTTTAGTAGCAGTACCCAAGTTTGCCATGTCGGGATTAATCGCATAACGGAAGCCCTCGATTGTGTCAGGTGCGCCATCTCTCATGGACGGGACCCACAAAGGACGATCATCGCCGCTACCGATTGATAGCTTTTTGATAGCCGCCAACGTTGCATCATTCATCATGAATGCAGCTTGCGGGCTTCTGCGGTATGCAGGGTCAACGGAGTGAATCAAGTCCAACAAGTTTGCGCGAGTTACCACGTTTGCAGTACCAGTCTCACCTGTAGTTGCATCATTTACAAAGCCTGTAGGCTTGCCTGATCCGTCACCAGTTGTGAATGCAAGGTTCAAAGTTCTACCCAAGCGCTCTGCAAACATCAAAGCCACTTCCCCAGTAAGGTTCACAGCTTCATCGTTCAATAATTTGAAAGAAACTTTAGCCAAAGTTGCTACTGTGTAGTCGCTGAAAGTCTTTTGTCCAAAGGTCATATCAGCTACAGTTACCGCGTTACCTTGAGTAACCCACTCACCTGTTGCGCTTGTGTCATCAACAGTTGGCCATTCCAAAGTGCCGCCGTTGGCAGTGTTTACAATTCGGCAAACTTGAAGCATTGAAGCGTAATCCTTCATAGTGCGCTCCAGCTCGTTTGAAAATTGCTTTGGCACAAGGTATCCGCCCAAGTTGGCAGTAGATGTTACCTGTGTCGCAGTTCCTCGCGTTTGAAGCAAATTGCGCTGCTCGGGAGTAATGTACTCGTTACCTCTGCGCATCCAGTTGTTGAAAGCAGTTGTATAGCTTTCTTCCGGATTTGCCTCAACCTTGCGCTGTTCTGCTTGGAATGTCGGCGCATTACTCAAAGCTTGCTCTTTGGAACGCATCTGCTCCTCGATCGTGATCTGCTTTGAATAGCTGTCAAATTCGTTGTTCCATTTGTCCCAGGAGTTTTGCTCATCCTGTGACATTTCTCTGTTTTCGGTTTTAGCCCTGCCGATAAGGTCTTTCATAGCGTTATAGGCAGTAGCTCTCTTTTCGATAAGCTCTTTGATAGTCATTGTTAAATCAGTTTAGAAAGTAATTGCAATTTTTTATCGAACAGGTCAAAATACTTTTGTGCATCGAATTGCTTACGGAATTGCTCCAAGCTCCTAACCGCCACTGTGGTGTCAGGGTAAGCAGGGTAAGTTACCGGACTTACATCGTACAGCTTTTTAATTCGCGTAATGTAGCGCGTAGGCATATCTTCGCCGTCTCTTTGTTCCCAATACTCGCCATCTCGGTCAATTGTAAAGCCAAAGCTTGACTGCGAGACATCGCCGCGCTTCATCAGCTCTACCAGGTCTTTGCCGTAGCTTGTTTTTGGCGCTTCAAACTCATAACGCAATCCATTTTCGTCCACCTCAATACTCAAAGTGCCGGAAGAAGTACGAGCCAGCAGCAGGTTGTTATCGTGATTGAAAAGCGCGCGCACATCTGTCATGTCAGTGTCATTAAAAGACCCTGGGGCAATAATTTCCCGAAAGCCCCACATTTCCTCTGACAATGAATTGAAAAGCGCTGCATATCCAAAGACGTAATTCTCATCCCTGACTTGCATTTCACGCATATTGTAAAGCCTGACTTCCTTATTGTTCATCTTGCGTTGTATTTTGATTGCCTTGACTTGGGTCAACCATGTTTAAAGGCACTAAATTTTTGTTTCCTATTTCGTCATCTATTGGGTTCATATCAAAAAAGGTCTGCCTTACTTCGTTAATTGACATGATCCCCCACTTCATTACCGTATCTATCTGCTGGGATTGGCTTGCAGTGTCACCTCGAAGCAAGGAATTGATATTGAACCGTATTTTAAATCTGCCTTTTTCTTCTTCGAGAAACAGTTTGCGGTTTAATTCCGCTTCCCATTGCTTGATCCAGGGTCGCAAGGTGTAAGTCACGAACTCCCTTGATAGCTGCTCTATATTGCTAAAAGTAGATCGCTCCAAGTCTGCTATCAAGTGCGGAGGAATATTGAAGATACGCGCAACTTCAGGAATAGACATTTTGTGGCTCTCGACAAACTGTGCATCGTCTGGAGAAAGTGACAGAGGCACAAACTTCATACCTACATCCAATACAGGAACTTTTCCGGCATTGGAAAGGCCAAGATAATTTTGGGAAAAGCTATTGGTAACGCGATCCCGTGCATCAGCAGTTAGCGGAACATCGGTAGTGATATAGCCGGACATGTGAGCACCATTTTGGAATAGCTTATTCCCGTATTGCTTTGTGGCTACATTAAAGCCCAAAGTTTCCCTGTGGATACTGATCGGAGAAAGCCCCATAATCCCATCATCTGACATAGCAAGCCCTGGGATATGGATCACTTCCGAGCTATCTACAAAGAACTGCTTGTCATCTACATTGATAATGTAGTACAATTTTCCATCCTGCAAACGGTAGTCAACATTGCCCGGATGCACAATCATCATCTCTACAGGTCGAGCTGTGCGCGGATCTCTGACTATTGCTGCAAATCCATTTCCGGCAAGCGTAACGTAACCTTGTAAAGTCTTTAGGAACGTGATATTTGTGTAACGGTAGGAAGGCTCTCGCAGTAATTTCGCAACTGGATGATCATTGCGGATCAGCTTTTCACCAGATGGCAATTCCTCGACTACATCTACCTTCATTGTAGCAATGTTGTCCGCGATCCGATTTACAGCACTCCAAACAGCAGTAATTCCAAGTGAATTATCTTGGGTAATGGTTACGCCACTCGAGGTAATACCGCCGAACATGTTAACAAGCCACATGGCAGGATTTGCCAAGCTGGTAGCCGGGTTCTCGAGGTTGCGCCGAAATAGGTTTTTAAATGAAAATGCCATGCTGCAATAATAGCAAACAGGCAAACAATGTCAAGTAATTAGCACTAACAAAAAAGCCTCCGCAATAGGTAGGAGCGGAGGCATCATAGCAATGAAAAACTCAAATCACATGAATAACATGAAAGCGCAAATATAGTAAAAAACCCGGATACATTGCTGCGCCCGGGCTAAAGTATCAAATCTATGCAAAACCTTAAAACCATGTATGTTCAGGACATCAATGTCCTTAAGATCAAAATTTCTTTCCGTGCAATCTTTCGCGTGTGGTGTTGTAGGCCATTTTGGCGCGAATATGCCACTCAAGGTCAATACCAAGCGTTTTGGCAATGGTGTAAATATGGTTTACAATATCCCTGCAAAAGTAATCTTCAATTTGCTGCAAAGCATCAATCATTTTAAAGCATTCTTTAGAAAGCCAATACTTGCTGTCACCAATTAAAATTTCTTGAACAAAAATAGTGGGCTGCAAAATTTCAAATTCATTATAGCGCATAAAATCAAGCAACCTAATTACCACATCGGCCATTTCATCCTGCCAAGTGTCTTTTATGCAAGCGGAAAAAACAGCACTTGCGCCGACTTCTTCAGGATCCTCAAGATACCAATCCCCTGCACCGTCTTTACCTTTTTTGTAGGCCTCATGAAATTCTGCTACCTCTTTAATGATTTCAAAGACTTGAGCATATTCAAAAAATTGATGGTCTTTGTTATCATAAAACCCCTTCGCTTTCGCGTTTTCATGGATTTTTTCAGCAAGTTCTTTCAAGTTTAGTTCCATTGGATTGAGTTTTAAAGTAAAGCCATCATAAAAGAAAATAAAAACGAGAGCAAGAACAGGATCACAATCGCATACTTTTGCGCGAAATGCTCCTCGCCTCCATCTCTGCGGTCAGGCAAAATAACCAATAGCAAAAATACGCTAAAGACCAGATTTGCCCAAAAAAATAGCCATAAAAGTATTGCAGTTATAAGCGTAGCCATCGGATTGGGTTTTAATAGTAAAAAATCTTGTCCTGTCCGCATTCACCACACTTACCTTTCTCATGCTGGAAGGTCTCGACTTGTGCATCATTAAAAATGTGTAGCATTCCTGATTTCATTTCCTCGACAACAAGCCTGCGTTCTCCTGTTGTCTTTACAAAGTCTGCGACAACATAGCCGATGTACTCGTATCCCGTCTTTTTGCGAACTAAATCGCCTGTCCTGATAGTCTGTTCTTCCATGATTTAAGTTTTTAGTATGTCCAAATGATATTTTGTGGCTTGTTCGGGTCTGTGTCCACATGAATGAAGTTCTTTCCTACTCCAATGCGTGTAAATCCTGCAGCAACTAAGGCATTAAGGATATTGAACCTGCTTGCGCTGCTAATTACGCGAATGTCGGCAGCGCACCCAGTTAGATGACTGCTGCTGGGAGAGGTAGGATAGCCCAATCTTCGCAGAGTGTCGTTGTATTCCTTCGACCTGTACCCGGAATTAATGAAAAAGGGTTCGTTTGCTAAAATTCTGGCCCAAGATAGCCGGCCCAAAAACTCCTTGTTCATTTTTGAGCCACTGCCTTCGAACCCAGGGCAATCAAACTCTGACAACTTGAACACGTTATTAAAATGCTCTTTGTAGTGACGCAAATCCTTGTTCATCTGATCTTGCTTTTTATCCATGTGTAGTAAGCGTTTTTGAATGATTCGTAGCTTGAGTATCTATGCGGAAGACCGTACTGTTCCAGTTTTGCGTCTATGTGATCGTAAATTTCCGATAGGGTCATATTCTCGCCTCTCAAAGTTTGGCAGTATTCGAAATAGCGATCATAAAACAGCATATTTAAGACCGAAGCTGGTATTTTGAAGAATTGTTCATCCTGATTCATATACGGATTTGATTTCTTTATTTTGCTCATTTAGATACATTCCTAAAGCCATCATCGCAGCTACAAATCCGTCTATTTTTAGGCTTTCATTCTGCTTGATAATCTTGCGCAATCCGCTGGTATTGGTGTAGATAGAGCAATTCCCAAACATCCAACTACTCACTGGGTTTCCATCATGTTCTAAATTCCCGTCAATGATCAGCTTTTCAAGGTACTTCAAAGGCTCGTTGAAGTTAGAAACAGTCTGTCCAAAACTTTCCACCTTTGCGCCATCTTCCATCAGCTCTGTAGCCAGCTTGTTGGACTGCCATTTGTCATATCCGATCTTCTTGATGTCAACTGTTTCGGCAACGGACAATATAAACGTTTTGATATAATCCTGATCTATACTTGATCCAGGTGTAACTACTATGTGATCTTGCGCTGCCCACTCCTTGTAGATATGCTCGTATTCATCGGAGTACGATCTTTCGTCTGGACAAAAGTAATAGATCAGCAACTTTGGCTTGTCTTTCTCGTACAAGCTCGGGAAAAAGATAGCCACCGCTGATATATCGTAAGTAGATGACAAGTCAAACCCCATATAGCCTGTTCTACCTTTCATCTGATCCAGCTCCATCCCTGGCAATGCAAGTTTATCCCACCTGCTAACAGGTATCCATCCAACCTGGCCTTTAAGCCAAATGTTTAGGTTCTTTGTCTTAAAGCTAGTTTCCTTGCTTTTCCCCTCGGTCTTTGCTTTGCGAAACTCTGACCTCATAAACTCCATATTGAGGGAAGTCCCCAGGCACGGGTTAGCTTTTTGCCAAGTTAGCTCATTTTCCCAATCATCGTCTTCGTCAATGTCGTAAATGATTGCAAACACCTGATCACTTTCAATCTGACCCTCCAGTACCTTTTTGCACACATCTTCAAATTGCTTACATGCACTATTGTAGTTAAACCCAGCAGTTGTAATAATCCAAGTTAAAGGCTGCTCTCTTGCTCCCATTCCGGATTCCAGCACGTTTAGCAATCCATCATCGGGGTGAGAATGATATTCGTCTATCAGTGCATAGTGCGGCGATAAACCGTCCTCGCTTTTACTGTCCCGGCCAAGTGCAAATGAAAAGCCAGTGTCCACTTTCCCGAAGATACGGGATTGGTTAGTGGCAAACCGTTTTTTAACATACTTGCTTTCGGCCATCATCTGTTCAATCATAACCTTTTGTCGCCTCCACCCGATTTTAGCCTGATCGCGCTTTGTGGCGGCCCAGTAAATTTCCGGACTGTTCTCTTTGTCAAAGATCAATCCGAAGTTTGCAACCGCAGCCAAAAACTCTGTCTTACCATTTTTTCGGGCAATCTTCTTGTAAACCTTGTTGAACCTGCGAAGATCATCCCTTTTGCGCTTGAACCCGTAGGCATTGGCAAGGATAAAGGCTTGGAACGGCTCAAGCTTAAAATGCTTACCCTTCCATTTCCCGTTAGTGAACCTGAACTTTTGAAACAAGTCAAGCAACCACTTGACATAGTCGGCATCAAAGTAAAGGTCATCGCGCTGCAAGTCCTTTAAAAACCTGTCAACTGCAAGTTTCTCATATTTCCCGGCAATCCTTTTTCCGGCAGATACCTGTTCGATATATTGGTCAACTATTTGCAAAGGGATCTTCTTCTTCTTCGCGATCATCAAAAAGTTCAATCATCTGCAGGCGCGTTTTGGGGTCAAACCCTAACTGCTTTGAAAGTGCAATGATATTGGAAAGGCTTTTTTGCATAACCTGGTACTCTTTGCGGAGTACCTCCATTTCCTGATTGCCATTAATCATGTGCGAGATGTATCCGCTTCCCTGTAATTCCTTGTTCATTTGGAAATACGCTTGCAGCTCCACCACAAAGGCAGATAATAGAAAGTTGTCAATTTGTCGAAACACCGAAGCTTCGGGTAGGTTCTTGACAATTACATCGAACATTTGCGCCTGTGTTTCGGTCAAGTGCATTGAAGGCCTCACCTTTCCTTCTACTGCTTCAAGTTTTACTTTTCGCGCTCTATCCTTTCGGCTTGTACCTTCGGATTTCTTTTGCGCTTCCGTTTTTCTTCTACTCATATAGTCAGATACCAGTTTAAAATCCATTCAACAATAAAGTAACTCTTCCAGGCATTGTAGCCCAGCACCAGCACCACCGTAAGTTTCCCGTAATGCTTTTCCAAAAATTCATTAACCCATTCCGGCTCTTCGATGTTGCTGATCTTTACCAGCAACCCAAGGCCAATGAAGGCAGTAACGATCTCAAACAAAAAAATGACAATTATCAAGCTAAAGCTCATTTGTAAATTTTTCGTGAATGTGATTGTGAAGATAGAACATTGCATTGCAAATTATGTGTGCTGCGTGATGGTAAAAGGTTTCTTCGTCTTCTTCGTTACCCTTCATCAACTCCACTAAATGTCGCTGCATGGCATCCAGCACCTGATACCGATTTAGTCCTTTTTTGTAATTGTCAGCTCCGTACTTGACAGCACCTTTTTCTAAAACCCGGATCACCTCCTCCATAGCTTCGTAATCCATTAGCGACCATTCAAGTTTTCCTTTGACTTCTTTTAGACCAGCCATTCCTATCAGTTTAGCCCCCCCTTGTTCCAAAACACCGCCACTCAAAACTCTCGATTTTGCGGGGCGATGTTGACCGGGAGGCGCGTAGAGATACACACCCCCCGGTGGGTCGGGAGAAGTTTATTTTTTAAAGTTTATCTAAGTTCTTGATTAACAAGTAGAATGTATCCTTATCCATCACCACAACCTGATGTCCGTTGCGCTTGTGGAAGATCACATTGTGATTCTCGTTGTTTGGCATTGACTTTAGCAGCTTGTGATAATTAATCCCGGCCTCAACTGCTTTGCACTGCACCTGAAAAGGATTTGTTTCGACCAGATCCACCTTTAGTGCATCGAGTTCCGGGTTAGCTAAACGAGTAGTCTTTGCATTTATCCAGCCCAGCTTGATAAACTCCTGCACTATTCTGCGCTCGTAGTTGTGACCCTTGGTTCTGGAATTTATGGACATAGATGTAATTTGAATGAGTATTGGTTATTGAGCCGTACCATCTCGGGATCAAAGAACTCAAAGGAATTGACAGTGCTAAACCCGAACTCAAGGTATATGAGATCAGGGATTGTAAGCAAGTCCTGCGGCAATAACACATTATTAATCACGTTCTCTGTTTCCGTAAAGTACAGCGCAAAGCCGATGGCTGTCACCAATTGCCCACTTTGCCTTGTGTACCAAAAGGTATCGCCTTTAAAGTGGTTGAAGTAAAACTCTTTATCCCAGACGTGCGCTTGCTGGAGCAGCTTTATGGCTTCTTGTTTAGTATTGAGTTCAAGCATATTGGTAGGTTATTGCGAATAGATAATTGTCGGTGGCGATATACTTTCGGCAAATTGCGGTGTCAGCAAGCGAATAAAGCAATTCGCATGCATTAAAGTTATGTTGAGCTACCAATAGCAGGAATGGCTTTACAGGCTTAACCAAATCGTTAAGTGGAATAAAATGATCGTTATCTATCAACTCATTGTATTCTTCTTTCCAGGGTAACACTATCACAGCTTCTTCCTGTGCTGATGCTAAAAAACCAATGCGTTCTAATTTAAACATATGTCTTCAAATTCAAATTCTACAATCTCGGAAGCATAGCTATACACTTCCATTTCCATCATGTTCTCATCGTTGTGGATTACCAGGCAGACATATCGAGTGCTGTCTTTATTCAACAACTGCATCCCTGTTTCGTGCATATCGAAGAAGTCATCGCTATCTACCGATAGAGTAGCGTATTTTGGACCAGCCAAATTTACTCGGTAGTCAATCAAGCCTGACCCATACATGTCAAATGTCCATTGCTTTCTCAAAATGCCAAGCGCGTTTAACTTGCGCTCCATCTGTCTTTTGGTGATCTGCACATTCATAGTTCAGGGAATTTAGCTTTGAGGATGTCAATTGTAAACCCGTAACAGTCCAGGCTCTTTCCTGGTACTTCTTCAAAGTTATGAATGTTTGTCATGCTTTTCAAGTCAATGACAATCGGGGTTTTTGAATAGTTAATCGGTACAGCCCTCACATTCTTAAATCCAAACTTGTCCTCGATCCGTTTCTCGCTTGCATTGTCCAATCCTTTGTTGATGTCATCCGGCCATAGCTTTTCCAGTCCATCCAAAATTTTGCGCGATATTGCCCTGCCAGCTCCAAATATGGTTGTACCATGATAGACTTTTACACGATTGCCCATTGTGTCGTAAAAGTAGATGGAGGTCTGTCCGAACAACTGCAATCCTTTTTTCGCGTACTTGTCATAGTTGACAAGCATAGATGAAGTGTACAAGTTGTCTGTCCCGGATTGTATAAGGTAGTCGAACTTCAACTCCCTGGCTTGCCTTAATCCCTCGTTCATCTTTGCGCCTAAAGGCTCGTTTGGGATTATACTTGAGGTATAGAACCCGTGCGCTGTTGCAAGTTCAATGTGGCGCTGATCCGAACACACTACGAAAACCTCTATTTGCACGTCCGGCAATGTCTTTTTAGTGTATTCGATTACCCTATGTAATCCTCGATAGCACATCAGGGTAATGTCATAGCGCTTGTGTGCTGCAAGGAAGAATAAGTATTTCATTCTTTATTGTCTAATGTAACGATTTCAACACTATTGTAATTCCGTAATTCATATTTGCGCAAAATGTGAGGGTAATGCTTGCCCAGCTCTAATCCTATATACACACAACGGTCTGATTCCGGAGCAACTCCAAAGCCAACATAGAGGACTTTATTCTCCCTTAATGCCCAGATTTGTAGTTGTTTGGGCAGTGCGTTAAATTGTTCTTCGGTCATTCTTCTATCGTTTTGTCGGGTTCAGCAATACGTATGCCGGAAGGCCTTGTAAGCTTCATTTTACTTGTGCCATCTTTGTAATCATGCTCGGAACTTTCCAAGTCCCAAGCATTTTCTTTTGCGGCAATCAACTCAAAATAAACATGAGGCATTTCTCCATCCTCGATTAGCTCGTCAACTGATTTGCGGTGGACAAATGCTTGAGCAGCTTCTGTCATGAGAATTAGCCGCTCTATGGTATGAATTGGCAGTATTCCATATTTGATGCTCATATCACATACTTTAATAGTTTATAAATCAAATTCCATCTCGCCCCTTCCGCTGGTATCTTTTCCATACTGTCATTGTAATCCCAAGCCACCAGTGGGGATACGTGCGCTTCCAATGCTGATTTTTTGTCGTGAACTTGTTTGGACAGCGTCATAAAGTTCCTGGCATCCATTTTTGCACCACCAACACTGATCGGGATAATGTGGTCAATTACCTCCCCAGGCACTGTTTTACCTTCCGCTAAACTGGCTTCACACAATGGAGATTGAGCAAGATAATACGCTCGAGTTTTGCGCCAAGCGGTAGAGTTATAAAACTCTTGATTACTCGGCTTGCGCTCTGTGCGCCTTGGCTTGTCTTTTCGTCTGTCAGGTCTGGGGAGGTTAGGCATTACTTGTATTTTTTAGCTACCGCAATACTTTTCTGATCCATCTCAAAAAAACCTTCTTCGTCCAACTGAATGCCTTTTGACCGGGCAATAGCAAACAAGGCTTCAATTTCAATGTCATAGAAATTTGGCACCTCATCGGGATGCTTTTGCGCGTGCCTGTAGCTGTAATTGCGCAGTGCTCGTAAATCCTTTTTGAGTTTGTGTTCTAATTCCTTCATGTGTTTGAGTATTTTGAGTTTTAAAAATCACCTTGTCTAATCAGGTCATCTACTGTTATTCCCGGATCGGCATTGTAACTGCGAAGAACCGGGAGCGCAGCTTTGAGAAATTGAAGGCTAACTGCTCTGCGGCCAGACAAAACCATGTCCAAGTATTCCCTTGTAAATCCCATCTTCGCAGCCAGTTCAGGTTTGGTTAACCCTGTGACCGCAAAAGACTGTTGTAACTTGACCTTAATCTCCATATCTTCGCCGCTTCAAAAAAAGTGGGTCTCCCTGACTAAAAGACCCACCGAACCAGTCTTATGAAACAAATCACTAACATTTAATAGATTCCTCCCAGCTCAATATCCGGATCAGGCTCGCCTAACTTAATCGCGCCCGCGACTACCATCCAGGAGTAGTATTCCGGTTTCTTTGCGCCTGGCTTGTAGTGTTTCAACAACCCATTTGCGAAAAACCATTTCTGACTTCCATCTTCTTCCACCAAGTGAACAAAGGATTGATTGATCTCCGGAATGTGAACCCATGTATCGCAGAAAGACCAGCCGAAAACCTTTTTCAGGCTTTCAATGCTCAATCCCTTCTTGGTGTAATAATGAATTTGTTTTCCCATTTCAAAAAGGCCGGGTTTTAGTCCGGCCTGAACCACTTGTATAACCAAACATGATGAAGAAATAATTATCACCATGAAGATAAAACAATTTGTTGGCAATACCAAATAAAAAAGCCCAAATCTTTACAGACCTGGGCTGAAAAATATTTGGTATGAATCTACTAAAAGGTTGTCATCGCTTGTTTGGCTAAGTCTCGAGCTACATGCTCGGGAAAGTAGTCCGCAAGATGATCAAAAAGATCAAACTCAAGGCTGTCAATGCAGCCCCATTGCATAATATCATCCACAATTCTGTCGGCAATTGAGCCAGGAAGAAAAAGAGAAAGGTAATCTTGGATTGAGATAATTACGTTTTTCATGTTAATTTGTGTTTGTTGTGATTTGATACATCAAAGATAAACCCTTTTGTTAAACATTCCAAATATTGTTTAACATTTTTTTCAAAATCTTCTATTTCCCGGCAAATTCCAAGTTCTCTTCCAGACTCTCACAAAAACAACCTCGATCAGTAACGCAATTTGGCGATTAGGCAGGTTTACAAAAATCGGCAATGGGATAAACCGATTTGGAGAGAGCGTATTTAGGTGATTGCATTGGTATTGCGCTCGTTTGGGTATTCCAGCGCTGTTTAAGTCAGTGCAGGTTATTCCAAACTTGTACACAGTTTTAGTTTCGAGGTCCAGTATCGCGTACAAATGCTGCGGCTTGATACTTACCCTCGCGTTTGAATGCTGCTGCAAAACCTACATTTTTAGTCAGGTCTTCAAAAAGTATGGTACTCCGGTATAATGGATCTACCACAACAATAAGATAGTCCTTTATTTGCAACTCCGCAACAGTCTCGCGCAACTGCTTAATGTCACGCATTACAAGCATCTGTCCCGGATTATACGGGTCTTTCAATACCTGCGGATTGCTGACCGGATCGCGTATAATTGCAAACATGCTTTCGTCTTTTGTAGGTTAGTGTTGTTTGGTACTTCCCCGGCTGCCTTAGCCAATACTCTCCATTCCTGTAAAATACATTGTCGGCCAGTTCAGGATAGCCTTTTTTGAATGCTGCTCCAAACTTGCCCAGAGGTGCAGATTTGCCTTTTTCGTGTAGTAGAAACTTGCTTTTCTTTGCTCTCTCGAGCCTTCGCTGTGCTGTCATAACTGACAATCCCGTGTAAGATGCAAAATAACGCGCCGATACTTCATAGAGCTGTTGGAGTTGAACTGCACTCCCTTTTCGTTGTGCCCTCCATTGCTCTACTTTCTTTTTTCTCACTATCTCGCTCACTATTGCGCTATCTACAAATGCTTCTATTTCGTGCAGGTCTGACATGCTAAACCACACGCCAAGCCTTGTCCGGTAGCCTTCAATAATGGACAGGCTTTTGAAAGACCGGATATGGTAATACCCATTGTTCGGGTTTATACCAATCCAATTGCGCTGTACAAGCCTGTCCAATACTTTGATGGTGGTACTCCTGCTGAATTGTAGCTCCCTGGCCAGTTTTGACTTGTCTATCTTGCTCAAGTGACCATCAGAAATCGCTTTTAGGTACATGTATGCCTTCAATTCCTTGTACAGTCCAGCCTTGAACACAAGGTTCAGGACAGGTGCAGGAATAAGGTAGAATGTACGTTTGAAATTCATTTTTTCAATTTTCAGCGAGTTTTTGTTTCTAAAGGTACTTTGAAAGTTGAGGACAGGCCAGCCCTAATCCCTTTTCTTATTTGTACCACATATTATACACAAAAGGACAAAAA